ACTTGGAGATGATACAGTTTCTGGAGTAGGGCCACCTCTTATACAAGAACAGATGCAAGCATTGCAGCTAGGCGAAGCAGTAGAGAGATCAGACCAGAGCACAGAAATAGTACCGTCTCAAGAAGAGCTACTTCTAGGTATGTCTCAACCTGCAGAAGGTGAAGAAGCTGTTGCAGAAGGTGAAGAAACTACTGGAGAGATTGCAGTAGAAGGAGCAGACACCAGCGGTGTTGCAGACGACATACCCATTAAGTCAAGCGAAGGAGCCTTTGTACTAAACGCAGAGGCAGTTACATTTGCAGGACGTATGGACATACGAAAAATGATAGAAGAAGCTGCAGAAAGCTTAGAGAGACAGGGCAAGAGAGTAAACATAGGAAACATAAAAGATCCATCTGCTCAAACTACAGGTACAGAAGACGTTCTTATAAGCAACGGTGAAGTAGTAATCTCAAAAGCAATGGCAGAAGAAATTGGTGGTGATAGGCTTTCTAAGATAAATGAACGAGGAAAAGCAGCTACCGAACAAAAAATACAGGAACAACAAGCACAGGAACAACAGGGAACACCACAAAAAACAATCCCTGTTCGTGCTACGTAATTCTACAAGCGTTATCTTGTAGTATCTGCAGCCACCCAACATAGTTGGCACTGCATCTAACCAACCAACGGCTACCCTGAAATCAGGCCCCGAATGGAGGAAAAATTGAGTACAGAAGATATAAAAGGCCCTTACAAAGGAGCGTACAAAGAAGAAGCTTTTAAAGAAGAAGACGAAGCGGAAACTCCCGAAGAAGCCACCCTTGAAGAAGAGTCCACTGAAGAAGAGGTTATTTCTTTTGGTGGTTCAAAGGAAAGCGAACACGACTTTAAGAAGCGTTATGATGATCTAAAGAAACATTACGATGCTAAGTTAAATGAATGGAAAGAGGAAAAAGAAAGCTTGGTTTCACAAGCAGCCTCTGAAGTTCAGCAGACTGAACCAGAAAATGCTGACATAGAAAGTTTTAAGGAAAACTATCCTGACGTTTATAATATTGTGGACGCTATAAGCACCAAAAAAACAGAACAACTTCATGCTGAAATTAATCGTTTAACAAAGCGTGAGGAAGAACTAAAAGCAAAAGGTGCTTATCAAGAACTATTAGCCCTGCACCCTGACTTCTCTGAAATCAAAAAATCTGAAGAGTTCAAAGAATGGTTAGGAAAGCAGCCACCTAATATTTCAGATGGAATCGCTAAGAATAACACAGATGTATCATGGGCTGCTCGTGTCATAGATCTGTACAAGGCAGATTCTGGCCTAAACAAGAAGAGAGGCCGTCCTAAATCTCAGGCTTCGGCAGCAGAGGCAGTTACAAGAACAACAACAAGAACTATCTCTACCGACCCGAACTCTAACAAGAAGACATGGACAGCTTCTGAAATACGTGCGCTCAAACCAAGTGAATATGAAAAGTTTGAGGCAGATATAGATCTGGCTCGACTAGAAGGGCGCATCTCAAACGCTTAAAGACTAAGGAGGTCTTAAAATGGCTATTGCAACCGCAGCAGGTTATGCTAACCTACCAAGTGGCAATTTTCAAGCTGAGATCTATAGTCAAAAAGTTCTTAAATTTTTCCGAAGAGCATCGGTGGTTGAAGATATTACAAACACTGACTACGCAGGAGAAATTGAAAACTTCGGTGACACGGTTCGCATTATTAAAGAACCTGCTGTTACTGTGAGTTCGTATCAAAGAGGTTCTGTGGTAACTCCACAAGATCTCGCAGATGACGAAATTCAGTTGACTGTAGATAAGGCTAATGCCTTCGCTTTTAAAGTAGATGATATCGAAGAAAGACAGTCTCATGTAAATTTTGAGTCTTTGTCTACATCTTCGGGCGCATTTGCTCTGAAGCGAAATTTCGACAAAAACGTACTTCAGGAAATGATAGATTCTGCTGGTATCAAAGGTGCTTCTGGTTCTGTTGAAACAGATAGTAATCTTGGTACTGCAGGAACTCCTGTCACTGCAGATGGTTCAGACGCTGGTGATGAAATTGTAAACATGATGGCTCTTATTGCACGAAAGCTCGATGAGCAAGATGTGCCTGAAGAGGGTCGTTGGTTTGTAGCACCACCTCGTGTGTATCAGAATTTGTATACAGCAGGTTCTAAAATTATGGAAGTACAAGTAACTGGAGATGCTGTTTCTCCGTTACGTAACGGATTAGTCACTAACCAAAAGGTTATGGGCTTTTCCCTTTACAAGTCTAATGCTTTGAATCAATCGGCTGACATTACAGATGATGATTTAGTATCACTTTCAGGCGTAGCATCTGGTGAGAACGTAGTTCTTGCTGGTCATATGTCTGCAGTTGCTACTGCATCTTCGATTGCAAAGACTGAAGTAGTACGAGATCCTGACAGCTTTGCTGACATTATCCGTGGTCTTCATGTCTTTGGCCGAAAAGTCCTTCGTCCTGAAGGTCTGGTTTTAGGCATTATTGACTACTCATAGAGGAGGGCATAGTTCATGGCTACTTATAATAGAACAGCCACTGGTGGGGGAACCGTTGGACATCCGTCTAATGCTCCACAACCTTATGTGATTACTTCTCCTGTATGGGACACTGCTGATGGTGGTACAGGTGCAGACGTTATAGAATTAGTTGACGTTCCTGCAGATACCATGATTATTGCAGGTTGCTTGGAAGTCTTAGAGGCTAGAGGCAACGGTCAGATTACTATGGATATTGGTTTTACTGGCGGTGATGTAGACTGTTTTCTTGACGGTTCTGCTTGCGCTGCTGGTTTCAGCCCATTCCTAGAAGCTGCCGTAGGAGCCTCTGGTTCTAATGCTCGTATACTAACAAGTGCTGACACTATTGACGCTCTCATCCTTGATGGTGGCTCAACTGGTGAAAGTGCTCTACGATTTAGAATCCATGTTTGCATGGTGGACATTTCCAAAAACCCTGTAGAATCAGCTACAGTGTCTTCTGGTACGTAATCTTATCCAACAGTTTTGTGGGGTTCTGTAAAAATCCCACACCTTTCTTGCTTTGTTCACTTGTCCTGTTGAAAGGGGATCAATATGTTTATTAAGTTATTAAATAACGAAGACGTTCAATTTTGTTTAGATGGTATAAATAGAGATACTTTTAAAGACGGCAATAAATCACAGCCACTAGAAAAAGTAAAAAATAATAAAGAATCTTTAGGAGTACCAGAAGAGATACGTAAATTAATAATTAGCAAAATATACGATACTCATTACGTAGATAGTATCTACTGCCCTACAAGAGTTTCTGTTAATTATTACAATCAGTATAAAAAAGGACAATACTACAACCTTCATGTAGATAATTTTAAAGCTAGTCCTAAATCTAATAATGTGCATTTTGACTATGGCTTTTCAATAAATCTAAACGATCAGTATGAAGGGGGAGAGATATACTTCAATACTGAGATAGGAACTATAGGGCGAAAACTAGAAACTGGAGAAGCTGCTATATTTCCGATTATTTACACACATGGTGTAAAGGAAGTAACGGACGGTTTAAGAACAAATATACTTGGATGGTTTTCTTCAAATGTTTCTTACGAACAGTCTTTTATACTAAAGAATTTATACGAAATAAACCAGCATTTATCACAAGACATAAGTAATGGTGTATTCGTAAAGTCTGTACTGGTGCAAAATTATTTAAAGAAAGAATGGGGAAAGTAGATGAATTACGTAGAACTTATTAATGCCGTTCTTTACGATCTGAACGAAACTACTATTGCTGAAACGGCTGATGGTCTTTCAGGCACACGAGGTATACAGACTACTGTAAAAGAAGATATTAATAAGGCAATTCGTAATATAAATAATGAACACACTCAGTGGCCTTACAACTACGACAGAGTAAAGTACACGCTATTTGGTGGAAGAACAGAATATAAGTTTCCAATAAAGGTAGCAGTTACTTCAGTATCAGGTGCTTTTGTAATCAACGAAAGAATAACAGGTGGTACTTCTTCTGCTATTGGAGTAATACGAAAAATAAAAGAAAGCTTTTTGACAATAGAAGTTGTTGATGGTACATTTCAATCTTCAGAGACTTTGACAGGTGCTACCTCTACAATTACAGCAACATCTGGAAGTATTCGAGAGACTACAGACGTAGACTTCGACAGTTTTTTTCTAGTTCCTCGTAACTTAATTACAAAAGGTGATTTTGATGAGTCTTTTACCCTTACTAATTTTTGGACAAGGCGTACATCTAATCCTGCAGGAACAGCTACTACTGGAACTCCTGCACTAAGCAATGCTTCCTCTGGAAACAATGCATATGCTGCTGGTGTTCTTAGACTTAACGATGGAACTTCCGATCAACTAATACCTACGGTTGAAGGTGAAAAATATAGACTTACAGTGCGGTTTGCTTCTGGAACTAATAGCGATTCTTCATCTACTCTACGTGTATTTGCAGGAACGTCTTCAGACAAGGACTCAGACCTATCAGAAGACTTTACAATAAGTGACGTAGGTAGAGGAGCTATCGAAACTACAACATTCACCGCTACTAGCCAACAAACTTATATTTCGCTGAGCAACGAAGCGTCTGCTAATCTAGATGTTGATTTTATACAGGTTTTTCAAGAAGACCTGACACCTAGAAAACTAGATTTTTTAACTTATGATGAGTACCACTCAGGAAAAATAACTTCAGCGTCTGAAAGAGAAAGATCACAACTAGCACTTGTAAATCCTGATTCTGGTTTTGGCACTCCAGAGAAAGTATTTAAGCCTAATCTTGCAGATGCTTTTGGTTTAAGTCCATCTCCTAGTAACGATGCTTTTGAGCTAGAGTTTGACTTTTGGACTACATCTGAAAATCTTACAGCGTTTGGAGACATACCTAATATACCTATCAGGTTCCATGACGTAAT